GATGCAGTTCGGCCTGCGTCTGGGTAAGAAGGTCAGGCTGATCTGCACCACGACCCCGAGGCCGAAGGATCTGATCGTGGAGCTGGTGGGCCGGGAGGGCGACGATGTGGTGATCACCCGCGCCTCGACGTATGCCAACATCGACAATCTGGCGGACAACTTCAAGAAGCAGATCCTGCAGTACGAGGGCACCCGGCTGGGCAGGCAGGAGATCGAGGCCGAGCTGATCGACCCTGAAGAGTCCGGCATCGTGAAGCGGGAGATGTTCCGCCTGTGGCCGCCACACAAACCCTTCCCCAAGTTTGAGTTCATCCTACAGAGCTATGACTGTGCGTACACGGAAAAGACTGTCAACGACCCGACGGCTGCAACGACTTGGGGAGTGTTTAAACCCGAAGACGGCCCCATGGCTGTCATGCTCATCGATGCATGGCAGGATCGGCTTCAGTACCCGGATCTACGTCCGAAGGTTATTGACGAGTACAAGGTGTCATACGGCGCTGATCCCGAGGAAGAGGGCAGAGGAAACTTTACCGGCGGGAAAAAGGTGGATCTTATTCTTATTGAAGATAAGGCGGCTGGCATCTCACTGATCCAAGACTTGCAGCGTGCCCACCTGCCAGTGCGTGCGTACAACCCCGGCAAGGCAGACAAGATCCAGCGGCTGTCCATCGTGGCGAACATCATTGCGCACAAGCGGGTGTACATCCCTGAGAGCACACAACGTAAGGGTTATGTGAGGGATTGGGCTGAAGGGTTTGTCAGCCAGATCTGTTCTTTCCCCGAATCAACACACGATGATTTCGTGGACAGTTGCACGCAGGCTCTGAGATACTTGCGAGATGCGGGATGGCTTGACATAGATCCCAAAATCGAGGATGACGATGACGATTACGTCTACGCCGAGCGCAAGCGCTCCAACCCTTATGCGGTGTGACCATGCCTACCCCTAAAGACATCAAAAAGGTATTCAAAGCAACCCAAGGCACGAAGGCTGCGGGCAACGCGCCGGATCTTGACGAGCTTCTCGGTAGGTTGCCGAAGGGCACGCCACAGCAGCAGCTTGAGGCCGAGTTGATGTTCCGGCGTTTGCAGGAAGAGCAGGCAGCACGCTATGCGCCAGTAAACCCGGCAACTGAGCGTGGCAACGCTTCATTAGATGAGATCAGACGCATTCTCGGGCCAAAGAGTCCCGACATCACTAAGGCTCATGGTGGCGGCGTGCACATGGCCGGTGGTGGCAAGCTATTCAGAAGGGCAAGCAACGTTGGTAAGGGCGAGAAGTCTTTTGAGGCGGCTCGTAACCTAATGGATTCCAATCGTCCGTTGTCATTGGCTGAGCGCCAGTTCGTTGCTGAGATGTCCGCCAAGCAGGCGGAGGAGCTTGCTCGTATGCGGCCTGCCGAGGTTGCGCCAGTGGAGGCCAAGAAGTCCAAGGGGCCAAGCCCGAAGCCTGCCCGCGCAAAGCCCAAGACTAAAGCCGAGATCAACGCCATTGCTGAGCGCGTAGCCCCGCAGATGACGGGCGAGTTTGTCCGTGCCAAGCCGGGCGAGTCTGTGAGCGTGGCCGGTAAGAGCAAGAAGCAGTTTGATCTTGAGCAGGAATTGCAGCACGACATCCAGCGCAGCCGTGAGGTACCAGAGGCCAAGAACATTGATCTGGAGCCACACCGAGGCAGCGTGATGCTGTCACTGCCGGGCGACATCTCAATCGCTGATTACGACATCTTTGGTATTGGTGGTGAGGGATTGCGTATGCCGTCCCGTCAGTACGGTGGCCCACGCTTTGGCCTCGGCCATCCTGAAGAGGCTGGTTGGGCATCTGGTCTGGTGCCTGCTGCTGGATTCCAGCGTCGGGTGACTGGCGCTTCTGAGCAGTACGGTGGCGCACCTGTGCTGGCAAACTTCATGGCGATGGGGCCAGAGGGTTTGAACTATGCCGAGCACTACGCTGACGCCTTGCTGAAGCTGTCAAAGCCAGAGCAGATGACGCCACGCAATGTAGACCACTTCAACAAAATCATCCGTTCTGGTAACGCGAAGGCCGAGTTTCCTGACTTCCCCGGCATTGAGCATCCAGAGGCGTCGTATCTGTACATGATTGAAAACCCGGAGGCACGCAAGCACTACAACTCAGTGATGCAGCTCACTAAGACAACCGAAGAGCTTGGCCTGCCGAGCGGGTTGAATGTGCGCCATGCAGTCAGTGAGCCTGAGCTGCGCGACATGGAGCGTGGTATGACCGGGTTCTCTGTGATGCAGATGGAGCCCGGTGTGGCGAACCTGAAGCCTTCAATGCACCCGACCTATTCGCATGACATCCCCGGCAAGTTCCTTGGCCGCACAGATGTGCTGATGCCTTATGAGATGACGTTCCCTGACACGGTGGCCGGTATCCGTGCCAACCCAAAGCAGGCGGCCAGTGAGTTCGGCACCCTGCAGATGCTGGGCGGTAAGCAGATCATCGATAACCAATTGCTTGACGAGCTTGAGCAATACCGCCGTCGCATCAAAGAACTGACAGGCAAGAAGGACGGTGGCGTTGTTCACATGGGTGGTGGCGGCGATCCGGGTGAGGTGTCTGGCGACATGTTCAAGCCCAAGCCATTCACAATCCCTCAGCCGTTGACTGACTTGGCAGATGCGTTCAAGCGCCAGTTCAGCAGAGAGAAGCGGTCGATGAGCAAGCCCGGAGCCGTGACAGATGTGCTGCTGCGCGGCCCTGCTGCATTTACTGTTGGCACACCAATGGATCTGCTTGGCATGGCTGGCGAGGGCATTGATTACCTGCAGACAAAGATCCCCGGCCTGCGCAAGAAAGCGTCTGTGATGGATCAACAAACATCTGTCGTTGACAAACGTTCGCCACAGATGGGATATGCGCCCAAGGTGCAAGTAGGCCCGCAGGGCGTAATGCCTTACGGCACAGAGCACTTCCAAGAAAGGCTCAACCAAGCAGGACTGACTACAGGCGAAGAGCGCCCACTGCTGGAGCTTGGCACTGCGATTACGGCTCCGTTTGCCGCACAGAAGGCGCTGCAATACGGCAGAGCAAGCGCCAAGGCGTTGACGCCAACGTTCTCAGACATCTTGGAGACGCAGCTTGAAAACATGACTGCACCGATGCGTATGAGCATCGTCCCTGAAGGCGGCCCGTCAGGCAAGCTCAAAGCCCCTGCCAATGATCTTGGATTTTACAACCCTGCTGAGAAGGCGGCGTTGAATGTGCAGCGCAAGAAGGGTCAAGGTTCTGCGTTTGTGTCCGACCTGAAGAAGACGCCGGGCGTGAATGACGAGCGCCTTGCAGAGCTTGGGCTGGGTGATCTGGCGTCCCGTCCAGAGGTGACAAGAGAAGAGGTGCTGGCTGCTGCTGAGCAGAACCGCATACCGTTGCGTGAGACTGTCCTTAAAGAGGGTAAGGAGAGTTTGGAAGAGCTCAGCGACAACATATATCAGCTCAAAGATGACATGTCCTACATGGACAGCGACAGCCGGGAGTGGGCTGAGGCTGATCGTACTTTGACAAGGCTGCAGAAAGAATATGAGGCAGAGTCCCAAGCCAAGCGGGCTATGTTCGGGCCTCAGACTCATGCCGACTACAACATGCCCGGTGGCGCGAACTACCGTGAGATCCGTGTTGCTTTGCCAGAAAACTCTGCTCCTGCTCCAGATTTAAGCGGGTACACCGTTAGAACGGTGAGCGACAATAAATATACTGGTCAACGCGAAATTGAAATTCGTGATCAATTTGGTCAATGGGTGGCGTCACGCAGCGGGTTTGGAGGATCAGACGAAGAGGCGTTAGAAAATTTTGCTAGTACCATAAACAAAGGGCAAAAGAAAAACTACAACTTCATAAACTCAACCCACCACGGTGATGAGCCTAATGTTCTATTTCACCTACGCGTAGCTGATCACACTGACGTTGATGGCAAGAAGGGATTGCTGATTGATGAGTTGCAGTCTGACTGGCATCAGCAGGGTAGGGATAAAGGATATGGCGATAAATTAAGAATTGGTTATTCAATTGTTGAACAAGAGCCGGGATTCTTTTCTTTGCAAAAAAGAGGCTTGGATATGCCTGTGGCTTATGGCACAAAAGATCACGTAATGGATAGGGCTCGTTATTACAACGCTTTTGAAAAAGGTGTTCCAGACGCACCGTTCAAAGACAACTGGTATCAGCTTGGCTTAAAGCGTGCGATTAAAGAAGCCGCAGACACCGGCATGGATCGCGTGTATCTGACTACAGGTCAGCGGCAGGCTGATCGCTATGATCTGAGCAAGCATATTGATGAGCTTGTTTACCAGAATGGCACTTTGCATGGCTACAAAAACGGAAATTTAGTTATAGACAAAGTTGATGTGCCTGAAGATAAGTTAAGCGACTTTATTGGTAAAGATGCAGCCAAAAAATTGCTTGGGCAGAGTTCAAATGAATATGGGACAAAATCTTTATCTGGCCTCGACCTTAAAGTCGGCGGTGAAGGTATGCGTCAATATTACGACAAGACCTACAAGAACTACCTCGACAAGTATGCCAAGCAGTTTGGTGCGACGGTAGGGGAGACTACGTTGCCTGCCGCATCCAAGAAGATGAATCAACTTTCATCGCAAGAGATTGAAGCAATTACGAAGACCCCCGGATGGTTTGATGACTTTATGAAGATGAGCGGCCACAGAGGCCCATTGATGTTATCTGATGAGCAGTATTCCAGCATCTTCAATAAACTGTTGCCGAAGTATGCGCATCAACATGGCGAGAAGGTTTACTACATTGATGTGACGCCAAAGATGCGCGAATCTGCTGCCAAAGGCCAATCGTATAAAGATGGCGGCGCAGTAACCATGGCCGAAGGTGGTCAGCTTACTTTTGCAAAAGCAAACCAAATGCTGCAGCAATACGTCAGCAGCTTGGGTGAGGGTGCTGGCATGGCTAAAGGCGGCGCTGTGGACTACGAGACAAGTTTTAACGAGATGCTGCAGAGGCATGTGCAAGGCATGGCAGAAGGCGGCGAAGTAAATACCTATGATGCAGACCCCGACACAACTGATGGTGGTCGTTTTATTCAAGGGCCAGCCTTTGCTGATGGCGGCGCAGTGAAATCAATCTGGACAGTTAATTAAAGGAAACAATCATGGCCGATATGCCTATTGACCCCGAGTTCGGGCGCTTTATCAGTGGCTTAAAAGAGATGCCAGACGGTGGTGCCGAGGTTGATATTGACCTTGAAGAGAGCGAGATTGAAGAGATGCCTGATGGTTCCGTGGTGGTAAACATGGAGGGCAACTTCAAGACGCCCAGTGAGGACGAGGACTTTTACCAAAACCTTGCCGAGGTGTTCAATCCCATGGATCTGAACGTCATTGCCATGCGTTACCTTGACCTGATTGAGAAGGATAAGGAAGACCGCAAAGGCCGTGACAAGCAATATGAGGATGGCCTGCGCCGTACTGGTATGGGTAATGACGCTCCGGGTGGTGCCAACTTTAATGGTGCCTCAAAGGTGGTGCATCCAATCATGGTTGAGGCGTGTATTGACTTTGCTTCCCGTGCAATCAAGGAGATGTTCCCACCTGATGGCCCGACCCGCACCAAGATTTTGGGTGAGGTGACGCCTGAGAAGACTGAGGTGGCAGAGCGTAAGCGCGACTACATGAACTGGCAGCTTACTGAGCAGATCGAAGAGTACCGCGACGAGCAGGAACAGATGCTGACTCAACTCCCGTTGGGTGGCTCACAGTACCTGAAGATGTGGTACGACGATAAAAAGCGCCGTCCATGCGCTGAATTCATCCCTATCGACAACATTTACCTGCCATTTGCAGCCGGTAACTTCTACACCGCCCAGCGTGTGACTGAGGTGCATGAGATTACGGACTTTGAGTACAAGCAGCGGATCGAGCGCGGCCTGTATCGGGACGTAACCTTTGTCAGATCGACGCTGGAACCCGAGCAAAGTGGTGCTCAGAAGGCCAATGACAAGATCGAAGGCAAGTCGATGAGTGACAACGTCGATGGTTTGCGCACGATTTACCACATTTACACATGGTTGGATCTGGAAGAAGACGGTCGCACTGATGGCAAGACGGCTCCGTACATCATGATGATCGATGATCAAGACCATGAGCTACTTGGTTTGTACCGGAACTGGGAAGAAGGCGACGAGACGATGACCAAGTTGGACTGGATCGTCGAGTTTAAGTTCATTCCATGGCGTGGAGCCTACGCTGTTGGCCTGCCTCACATCATTGGTGGCATGTCTGCAGCCCTTACAGGCGCTCTGAGAGCGCTTTTGGACACTGCGCATATCAATAACAGCGCCACGATGATGAAACTGAAGGGCGGGAAGATCTCCGGCCAGTCAGATCAGATTGATGTGACGCAGGTTATCGAGGTTGAGGGTGCTCCGGGCGTGGATGATGTGCGAAAAATCGCCATGCCACTGCCATTTAACCCGCCAAGCGCCGTTTTGTTTGAGCTTTTGGGCTGGTTGACCACGCAGGCCAAGGGTGTGGTGACTACGGCTGAGGAAAAGATCGCTGATGTGACCGCACAAGCCCCTGTTGGCACGACTCAGGCGCTGATTGAGCAGGGCGCAGCGGTATTTTCTGCCATTCACGCCCGTTTACACGAGTCTCAGAAGCGCGTTCTGATGATTTTGGGTCGGATTAACCGCTGGTATCTGGATGAGCAGCAAAAAGGTGACGTTGTCGCTGATTTGCCCATCTCTACAGACGATTTCAAGCGCAATTCTGACATTGTGCCAGTCTCTGACCCGCATATCTTCAGTGAAACCCAGCGTATTGCGCAAATTCAGACGGTTGTGCAGTTTGCCAAAGACAATCCTGACCTGTTTGACCGCCGTGCCGTGATCTCTCGGGCTTTAAAGCAAATGAAGGTGCCTAATGTGGCCGAGTTGATGCCTGCTGCAATCAAGCCGGGCGAGATGAATGCCATTGAAGAGAACATGTCGATGGCGTTGGGCAAGCCTGCCTTTGCGTACCCCGGTCAGGATCATCTAGCTCATATTATGAGCCACCTGAACTTTTCTTTGGATCCGACTCTGGGTAGCAACCCCATTATTGCCATGGCCTGCCTGCCGCAGGAAATGGAGCACATCAAGCAGCACATGGTGCTTTGGTACAAGGATCAGATGACGCAGTACGCCTCTGGCGATACCGGCATCAACCTGAGCAAGTACGACGAGAAAGGCATGACTAAGGCGATTGACCAGACGGTGGCTGTGGCCTCTGAGCATGTGAAGATAGATACGCAGAAGGTCTTTGAGAAGGTGATGCCTGCCCTGCAGCAGTTGGGTCAGACGGTGTCTCAGATGACTCAGCAGCGCCAGCAGTCAATGCAGCTTGCTGATCCTGAGTCGCAGGCAGTGCTTCAGGCGTCGATGGCTGAGACTCAGCGCCGTCAGATGCGTGATCAGAGCGACATCCAGTTGCAGACTCAGAAGTTGCAGGCTGATATTGCCATGAACACTGAGAACAACCTGACGAAGGAAAGGATGAAGGCGGCTGAGATTACGGTCGATGGCGTCCAGTTACAGAAGGAACAGCAGGAAACTGCCCTATCGCTGCAGGAAGCAGCACAACGCAACTTAGGAGTTTAATCA